ATTTTCCATAATTCATTTATATATTTCTTTACTTTACCAAAAAATGGAACCTTTTCAAAATCACTATCTATACCTCCATACAATAATCGGAATGTAATTTTCTTACTATCATTATATTCTTCATCTGATATTTCTTCTTTACCAAAATATTGTTTAGCAAAATATTCATGAATACTTCCTTCTGGTAATTCATATCCAATTATATCTGCAATCAGTCTTGGATGATATGCATCAAAATCCATTTCTAATAATGAGCCTTGTTCCCATCTTGATACAAATGATTCTCTACAACCATCTTCTTTATTTAAGGCCGCATAATTAACTCCACCAAATTTATTTGATGGCCTGCCTGTTGTTGTCCATATGTTATATTCTGTATAGGCTTTATTATTTACAATTCCATTTGCTTTAAATTTTTCTGTAAATTTATTATAATCAATTTGCAATCCTGTTCTTTCAATTGCATAAAAGTTATCAGTTACCATTCTTTCATATGATTCAAAAGCTTTTGTCTTTTCAAATGTCAAATAAGATTCCATAAACTTTTTTCTCATATCTATACATCTTTCAATATGTTTTGTAATAGGCAACCAGTCATGTGTATTTGTTTCATTATGCCACCATCTATTCCAGGCATCATGTGCTGATGTATTTGTTTCAGTTAATGGTAACATTTTATGGGTTTGCCACCATGCAGTCATATCAGCATCATAGCATTTATTTGAATAGAAATTTGCAAAGCGTTTCTTAGCAAGTACATATATCTCATGAGGACTTGTAAGGTCGTTTAAACGTTCTATATCCATGTTAAAACAATCCTTATGACGGAAGGATATAATATAATCTAAGTCTTCTAATATAGAATAGATATAAATAAAACTTATATGATTATTCATGAAATGTTGGAATGAATCTGAATACATAGGTGCCCAGAATGACGGTCCAGATTGTAATGTATCTTTTAATTTTTGTAACTGATTTTCTTGTTCTATAAATATCATTTATTAAATATAACAATAATATTTCGTATAACCTAATTATTTGCTGGTGGATATGGCGGTGATGGTGCTGGTGGATTAAATACATCTGGTAATTGTTGAGTACCTTCTGGCTCTGGTGGTTGTATAATTGAATTTTCTCCAGACTCATCAGCTCTTCTTAATAATTCTCTTCTTCTTGCAATTTCTTCACTTTCCCTTCTTGCATTTTCCCTTCTTGCCCTTTCTTGATCTATTCGTAACTGTTCAATGTCTTGATTTTGTAATTGATTAGCTCGATCTAATATTGGACCTCCTGACAATCCTTGTCCACTTTTCCATGATTTACACCAATATCCATTTCTAATATTGGCACGCCATTTACTACATGCATTATTATTTCTAAACCAACAATTACCACATTTTGATCCGTACACTCCTAGTTCTTCATTTGGTAGTGCATAACTTTTAGGAAGATATTGATGAATTAATTCTCCACCAGGATATTTCCTATCAGCTAAATTACCATCTGAGTTGACTTTTAGTTGTTCTTCTGCAGGAATGAATTCTCGCTCTTTCTTTTTATGCAATTCGCTATAATCTGTTAAGAAATTAACTATCCCAGGCATATCATTTTCTGCCGATAAAACAACACGTTCATTAACCTTTTCAACTTCTGGTGGTGCACCTTCTATTGTCCATGTTATAACTTTTCTTTTATATAACCCTGCATCAACACCTGGATTATTAGATTTATTAAATTTATCAAATTCTTTAGCTGAAAGTTCAAAAATCTCTGCTGCATCATTTATTCGTTGAACAAAAAATCTTCTTATATTTCCTCTTTTAAAATCTCGTTCTGTTGGTAATGGATAATGTGATTTTGGTTGATAATGTAAATCAAATCGTCGTTTAGTAAGTTGAAAATAAATTGTATTATTTTCAGACCTAATTGGACGCTCTGGTGTATCAGTAGGTAACTGGGCACTACTAAATCTATCCGGAGTTATACTGTCATCCATTCTATGAGCTGGATTCACTTGTGGTGCAAATGGCATTAATTGTACACTTTCATCTGAATACTCAGCACCAGAATAAATTGCACCATTAGGATAAACATGGTAAGGTCCTATATATTCTTGAAATTCAACCTTACCGGTATAATCTGGATTACGTATTATTTTATTAATATCAGGAGCTATAGATTCAACCGGGACTTGCACTGCCTTTGTAGTACCATCTGGTTGATTTTTATGTTTTATAAGAATTTGTGAATTACCTTGTGCATTGCCTCCTCTTTTTTGATCTTTTTGGCTTGGCTTTGTATTTTTTTTCATGAACAATTGCATTAACAATTGTCCTGCAGTGAATAGACCCTTTTTAATTAAATCTTCGGGAGTATACATTGGCTTTTTTGGTATATTAGTAGCTCCACTCATATTATCCTCCTGAGCTCACCATTCTCATGATAGCTTCAATTGTTGTTGTCCAATCGCCTCCTTTAAAGTCATGTGAATAATTTGTTACTGTAAAAACTGTTTTTGTACTTTTATTTGATCTATACCGTTTAGGTAAGTAAGATGATGTTACTACATCGCCAAATTTCCAATCTGGTATGCCATCCATTGTGGCACTAAATTTTAACGGAAAAGGTAAATTTTTAGGATCAAAATGCATTCCATCCTTTATCCTTGTATCAACAGGAACTGCATTTACAATATCTCTAATTAAACCTTTTGCAGCCGATATAGCATCCGATGACATTTTATCAGTCATTAATCGTCCACGTAATTCTTGATGTCGACTTGCTAGTTCAGCTGCCGGATCATTTTTTGGTTCTATTTTTTGATCTGGTGGATCTATATCTAAAAATGTACTTGCTGCCTCTCCTTGAGGTTCTCTTATATCACCCATCATTGCTCTGGATTGTATTTCTTTTGGAATATCACAAGAAATATTTAATTCTCGTATACCATTCTTTCCAGTTGTAGGATTCAATGTTGTTGCAGTTGGTATTGTAGAATGTGGTGCATTTTTATTGACTATATAAATATCTGAATTAGGTCCTGTATCAGGATCTTCTGATTTTTTTTCTTCATCTATAACCACATCTCGTTCTAATGATAAATCCCATGCTCCTCCAGAATATTCTCTTATAACTGCAAATATTTTTTTAAAAAAGGATTGTAATGTAATTCGGCCGTTGGATCGTTGATCGCCAATATCTTCAGTAGTTGCATCTTCTCCTTTTGTTGATGTTTCATATGCTTCCTGTAATTCACGCATTAATCCCATACTTAACAAAATACCTTGAGGAGTACCAAATCCGGTCGATGGCGATACTGCATCAATACCCATTTTAGAAATTTCTTCAAATGAATCACATGTTATATAATCTTCTGATTCTCCTGTTGATCCGTCTTTGTTATATGAATTTTCTTTTGCATCTTTATATGGAAATAATAGATTAAATGGATTAGGAGACCATATTTTTTTACCTTCCATATCATATTTTATAGCTGAGAAATCATCGTTAAATAAAATTTTATATCCTTTTGTATTATCATTAATAATATATGTATTAATTACATCTACTACCGCGGCTAATGATATATATGTAATACGAGGAGCTCCTAATTCGTTTTGTGCTGGCATGCTTCCTGGTGGTGTAAATTCTTCAGGTGCAATCAAAGCTCCAACTGCCGACATGGCTGAATCCATGACACTTGTTTTTGAAGCTCCATTTTTAGGAGAAAATCCTGATGATTCTCCTTTGCTTAAATTACTCATGATTAAATATTGGCAGTAATCAAAAATATTTGCGCATTTTGCCGATTCTTCGCCTCCTTGATGTGATGTCTGAAATTGTTCTGGTGGAATATTTTGCTGACCATTAATATCTATTTGATCATATTCAGCTCCTTGACCTACTGCTTCAAATGAACATTTAAAATAATTTTCTTTTGTTATTTTATATGTAGGCTTAAAAACTATAAATTGTGCTTTTTGTTTATCTGATTTGTTTCGTCGTTGTGACCCTTCTACATATCCCCATACAGCTTCTACCTTTGCTCCTGGTGTTAAAAATATTTTTTCATATTTATTAAATTGAACTAAACTATAAACTGTAAAACTAGCTTTTAATCTTCTTAAAGAGCCAGCCAAACCAGACATTGAAACTGTTACATCTCCTAATGTTGGTTGTGGTCTTTTAGAATCATTTGGTTGATATAAATCCTTAATTTTTTTAGCCCAGGATGCAGGTAATGTTCCTTCTGTCTCACCTCCTTCTCCTATTGCATTAAGACGTATATAACATTTATCTCGAATCTGAAATTCGGGTTTTTTTAGATCATCTGGTTGTATGTCGCCATCTTTAACATCGGATTGTCTCATATAAAAGTTACTTGAAAATGCCATATGTTATCTCTCAGCCTCCGCGTTAATCAACCCTTCTTGTAACCCTTCTATAGGTTTAGGAATTCGTAATTGTAATCCAGTTGGTACAGCAAAACTTCCTTTTCCTAAATTATTTGCTTCTGCAATAATCCACCAGTACCTAGGATCACCATAAAATTCATTTGCAATTAGATCTAAACGATCTCCTTCACGCGAAAACATGTAAAGATCTTGATTAGATCTTGGAATTGCTGGTCCACGAAAAGTTTCATATTTCTGATCTTTATCTTTTCTTGAATGTTCATATCTTTCTAATGCCATATAAATCTCTTTTTATCTTCTGAACCAACCACCTAATCGTTGAAATACATTTGGATTTGCTTCTTGTTGATAAATATCTTGTCCTATATTATAATTTCCTCCCTCAGTATTTCCTCTTGCACGCAATTGTCCATTATCAATTTCATTACTACCATAGTTACCGGCAAAGTTATTAGCAAAATCTTCTCCAAACTCTGTATTAGATGGAACTTTAGTACCATCTGCAAAATACATATCAAATTCACTAATAGGTCCTCCGTCAACACTATAGGGTGTTCCTGGCGATCCATATGGAAGATCATTATTATTTCCTGAAGATTCTGGAGGTGGATTAGGACTTGAATTAATTTGATCTAAATCGCCTCCATTGAATGGATTAAGAGGTGGAGGTGCTACATCTAAAGGTTCATTTTCAATATCAGTATTAGTCATATCAAATGTAACTTGATCACCATTAGGTGCACCTGTCGGTATATCTGTACCTGGAGGTGGTGGTGGTGCTGGATTAACAGGATCTAATCCTGGTGTTGTTTCTGGTCCTCCTCCTCCTCCTGCATCTCCGCCACAACTAGCTGCTGAACTTAAATCTTTACCAAATACCTGGAATGATGTTACACCTCCGGTGCCTTTCTCAATCCTTGCGCCTTCATTACCTGTTTTCTGATTTCCTAGTATTATTAATGTCATGTCTACTGCAGTACGCATTGGCATTTGATATTCATCTACTTCCCATGTTCCTTCGGATGGATCCCAATCAAATGATAAATTAGTCAATATTGCAGGACAATTATAATATAATCCTTTGCCATTTGAGCCTAATGTAAATGTTGTTAATTGGCCTCTAAATCCTGCACCATTTTCATATACAGGCTGAGTCATTCGAGCTAAATTTTCTAATGATGCCCAAACTGTTCCAAAATCATCACATCGATCACCTCCATTCACAATGAAAGATATATTAGCTGTTCGTTCATAACTTTCATATAAGTATCTATTATCTGCTCTACCTTGATCAGGCTCTCCATTCCAGCTAGGTGCATGTTCTTCTGATAATCCTGTTAAATATATTTTAAATTTTTGTTCTTCTGTTACTGCATCTGTTTTAAAAGATAATACCATTTCACTACCTTTTTTACCATAATTTTTAGTTGTATCTGCATCTACATCCCATCTAGCTGCAAAACCTTCATTACCTTTATATCCTGATGGAGAGAAACTAGGTGATGATGGTTTCATATAATCGCCTTGGCTTTTATAACCTCCTGTTTTAACTAATTTTGTATCTTTTTGAGTTTGGCCTGTTATCAATTGTTGATAAGTTAACGCTTTACCTTTATGAACCTTTTTTTCAGTTCCGCCTCCATTAAATGAACCTCCTCTGTTATGAGGCGCATCTGGTGTTCTTGCATATTTACTATCTTTATATGATCTACCTGCTAAATATGCTTCTTGTCCTGAATCTTTTTTGTATGAACCTTTTTGAGTCCAATCATAAATTTTTGGATTACATGATGTAGCTCTATTAGGCATTTCATCCCATGGAGTTGTTTTATAATCTTTACTTGTACAAAATCCTTCTTTACCTTTTGCTCTACCTTTTGTAGTTGCATATTCATTTGGCGGGCTTTTAAAATTTCTACCTACAAGTGTAGCTAATCTTCCTTTTCCTCTATGTGATCCTGGATCATTATTTTTTGATGATGCAAATGGAGTACTATATGAAAATTGTTGTGCACCACCTTGAGGAGTAGTTTTAGTTGATCTTGAAAATATATTTCCTAATGGATTATCAAATCCTCCGCTCAATGTATTTGATAATTGACCTACAAATCCTCCATTAAATCCAATTGGACTACCTAATGTTGTATTTAATAATTCTCTTTTTAATAAAACCAATCTATTTGTATTTACACTTGGACCTCCGTATTTATTACGTACAGCCTCTTCTTGTGCAGTTACAAGTCCTAATGCCATAGCCGATTTTGCTGTATTAGATAATCCTCGAGTAAGCATCGGATTAAATGCATTTAATGCTAATTGTTTAATTGCAAAAGCCTTACCATGAGGTGATTGTCTCCATTTATTTAAACGTTGTAGGTCTGTATCATATCTATCTGCGTATACTACCATACCACCTCGAGGTATTTCAGCTCCTGCTACAGCCATTCTTGCTTCAATAGAACCATCTCCTAATCCCCAATATTGTGGATCTGATTTTCCATTTCTTTGTATACCTCTTAAAATATAAGGCTCGCCATTATTTTTATCGCTACCAAATGGATTAAATGCTTCTTCACGTACTTTAAATTTATTGTACATATCATCAATAGGAGAATTAACTGTATATGTATCTGCTAATCCAACTGTCTTAGTAGGTCCAAATGTATCACTATATTTGTTTTTGGAATGATTTCCTGTACGCGTATCTGTAAATTCATGTATATTTCCTTGAGGGCTAATTGGAAATCTTGAACCTAATCCTAATTGTACTTTCCTTTTAGCTATACCTCTATCTGACAATGAACTATCAAGCTGAAATTCATTTCGTGATGTTCTTGTTACATTGATAGAAAAGAATCCTTCATTATCAAACCCTCCTAATATTGTTGATACTGATAAGTCTTTATTGATTGTAAATTTTGTATCTGCTCTATCCTTGTTAGGCATGTAACCGGTTTGTTCAACATTAGTTCTATTTGATAACGAATGTCGGCCATACCAACTTAAATCAGATTTGAGATCCATTAATGCCATTATGATTTCCTCCTAAACGTGTCACGTACTTTTGTTAAAAATCCTACCTTCTCGCCATCCATTTCTATATTAATATTTTCTATTGCATGTACCACTTGGTCTAGGCCATCTATTATAGATTGAGTACCAACATCTTTTCGACCAAACATGGCCTTTATTCCTGCTGTTGCAACTTCTATTGCCGCGGCTGCGGTTATAATTGGATTAGTTTCAAATGTCGGTAATACTGGATTAAGTATTAATACTGGTCTTGGTATAAGTGATGTCGCTGTATTTCCTGCTATAATTGCTGCTGTCATTGCTCCCGTTAATGCAGGAAGTATTATAGGCAATTGCATACCCAATGGTAATGTTTTTACATTAATTGCTTGTAATGATTCTGCTAATGGCTGTAGATCAAATTGAGGTATTTTTTGAGCCTCTGGAAGTACTACCTCTCCCTTATGTACAACTGCTAATCCTGTACCTTCTACCGTACCACCTTGTTCTAAATATGGAACTTCTGGTAAACTAAAACCAAATGAGTTACCTCCAATAAATGGAACCCAATTAGGTATTGAAAAATTAATTTTATTTAGTCCGCTAATAACATAATTTATTCCTTTTATCAATAAATTGAACGGAGATTTAACTACATCTATTACTGCAGTAAATACAGATGACATTGCTTCTCCAAATGTGCCTGGCCAATTAAATAAATCGGCTAATAAATCGTATACTATTTCAAATGGGCCGATAAAATATTGATATACAAAATCACCTACAGATTTTAATAAATCTTTAAAGCCTTTAGTTCCATCGAATATACCCATTACAGCATCAAAAACACTAATAAATGGTTTTATCAATCTAGTTGACATTTTAATAGAAGCTCCTAGTATTTTTGCTATTGGTGATAATACTGACATAATAGATTGAATTGATGGTGTTAAATCATTCATAATTTGTAAAAAGGCTTCTCCAATTGGTAACAATGCTTCCATTGCTTGTTCTTTTAGAGCTGATAGTTTCTTTTCTTGATCAAGACCTGCTTGAGCACCTGTCAATGCTAATTGTCTTTCATCCGCATTCATCTTATGTAACTCATCAACAGTTATTCCTTGTTTTTCTAACATTGCTAATTCGTTTTCAGCAAATTTACCACCCATTTCTTTTAATTTAGCTGCTCGGTATAAATCTGATACTTCCATACCAGATGCTTCAGCTAATTTTTGTTTGGTATAATAATCCATATTATTAAGATCATGTATATTACCTACTTGACTTAATACTTCTTCTGTTGCTCCTAATATATCACCATCTAATGCTAATGACCTTGCTTTGTCAAAATTAAATTGACGTCCTGATAATACCTGAAGTTCCATTTGAGATGTTAATGAACTTTCTATATCTAACAATCCATCAGCTACCTTTTCCATTTGGGATAAACTAACACCCATTTTTGCAGCTTGTATCGCTGCCTTTTTAAATTCTTTAACATTACCTTTAAAGTATTTTCCTATCTGTCCTGAATTTTTGGCCATATCTTCTATTACAGGGCCTGCAGCAAAACCTGTTCCTAGTAATTCTGCTCCTACTTCTTGTAACATGTTCTTGGCATCTAGGCCATCCACTCCAACAGCCATTAATGATGATGCAAACTTTCCTGCTTCTTCTACGCCAATACTAAATGCCTGGCCTATTTCTGCAATTTCACCAGCTGTTTGTGAAGATAATGCAAACATAGATCCCATTTCCATACCAACTTGTTTTTGTACTGCTAATATGTCTTTTGTTTGTGCTAATTGAATTCCACCAAAAGCTGAAACATGTTTTGCCTCTTTAACCAGTTGTTTCATTGCTATAATATTTGTCCCCGTAGCTTCTGCAGTTTCACGAGCTTTCTTTTCAAATTTTATAGCTAAACCGACTAAAGCTTTTAGTGTTGCAACTAATGCCAATGCGGCTACTGCAATTGCAACAATTGGATTGGCCATTAATACTGCAGTAAATGCTCTCGCAGCTGCTGATAACATTCCGAACACCGTTGTACCAGATGCGCCAGCGGCCATTAAATTTTTAATGAATGCACCTTTAATTTGTGCACCTATCTTATCCAATCCTAATGTAGCTGAAAGAATACCACCTCCAGGAAATGCGTTCATAAAATTATTTATACCTGATTGAAGATTATCTGCGGCATCATTTGCGGCTGTAAATGCCGCGGCTATATCTGATTTACTATTTATTTGCGCAGCAATTTTACCCATTTGTTTTGTATGGTCTAATATCTTTAATGCTTCTTGTCCAGTTGATTGAAATGATTTATTTCTTTTCATTTCAATACCTATCTGTTTTTTTAATAACTTGGATTGGTCATTAATTGCAGCTGCTCCGTCTTCATTATACTCAGCTATAAATTTTGCTGCATCTTGTGTCTTTCCGGCTAGATCTAATATTGATGATTCTAAACTAGACTGTCTTTCTTTTGTTTTAGCAATTCGCTCTTCTAGAGTTAATCTTTCCCGTACTGCCTTTAAAGTTTTAATATTTTTATCAAGAATGTCTTGTTGTACGTTGGCTATCTTATCAGCTCCAACTCCAAGTTTTTTGCCAATTGCTTCAGCTTCTTTTAATCTTTTTTCGATTCTCTTATCAGCCATGACTTATTTTTATTTTTTGCAAGTTGGATGATCAGGATTTCTTTTGCACATATTTTTTATAAGATCACGAACTTGATCTTGATGATACATTAATCCGTTTAAAGCAGCTTGTATTTCTGGGTCATCTTTTGCTATTTTTTGAGCTTTTTTCATTGACCGCTTTGCTGCGCTATTAAAAAATAAGCTTTTTACTAAACTAGCAAAAAATCCTTCATTTAACTGATTAATTTGTTTTAATGAATCTTTTTCAAATTTATTTTCAGACATACGATATTCTCATTTATAATAAATATCGTCATCTTCAGAATTTAGGTGATCGTTTTGGACTTGAAGATTTTGACTTTTTCATTGCCTTTTCATGAGAATTCTTTTCTTCTTGAAATAGCTTTGTTAGTTTTTTGATATAATATATTCTTAAATATACAGGCATATGATACACATCTTGATATGTAAATGCTCCTTTACTATGATAAGTCAAATCAAATATTTGATCTTGTACTATTAATTTATATTTCGGCGTCAGGCCAAAAAAAGTCGAGCCCAATGTTAATTGAACTGCGAAAGGTATCTCCGGATTCTCCATCCGGAATATCTACTTTCATCTCAATATCTGGTGTTATAGATCTATAGAATTGTCTTATTGCTCTGGAATCTATGGCTAATAAATGGACATCGATAAAGTTTCTTATTTTACTTCCATCTGTATCACCATCTACAGATACAATTAAATGTTTTAATAATGTAGTTGCACCAGCTTTCTTTTTTACCTTTTCAAGGCCTTTTTGCTCTGCATCAATTTTATTTTGATCTCTTTGAGTTAATAGTTTAATTATTACTTTTCTTTTGGAATAAGGTAATTCCAACTCAAATGTACTTTTTCCTTTTGAATGTAATGACCAATCTATATCTCTTTCTTTTAATTGAGTTAAATCAGCTGTATATTCTACTTCATCACCTGTATTTGGATTGATAGCTTTAATGTCATAATCTTTACCATATCCTAATACTCTTGCCGCAATCATAATTGCATTTTTATCACATACTAGTAAATCGTTATATTCAATTGGTGATACTATTAATGCCTTAAATAATTTATCTAGAACTACTCCATTTTTAATGAAAGACTGATTTGTAAGAATATCTTCTTCTCTTGCAGTCATATATTTCATTTCTATTTTACCAGATGATAATATATTTGCTGGATCATAAGGTAATCCTCTACTTGGTAATTCTACTATTTCTGTCGGAAAATCAAATACTTGAGGTTTAGTATCTGGCTTTTCTTCATATTGTTCTATAGCTTTTGCTTTCAATTGTTCATCTGTCATGGGTTTTGTTTTTCCTGGGTAATTGTCAGTAACTTGTTCTGGCATATAATAATCTCCTTTTAATAACTGTATTTATAATAAATATGCTATAAATGTAAAAAATCCCACCGTAAGGTAGGATTCTTTATACTTTTGAAATATTTCAATTAGAATTGCAATATTGCATAATCATATTTCAATGTCAATTCAATATTAACAGCATCTTCTGTTGCCCAATCCATATCTCCAAATGTTGCTGATGATATAAATGCACCTTTCAATGTCCATTCTTCAACTTTATCACCTACTGGTCCTAAAGTATTAAATGTAATGTCTTTCTTATAAAAGTCACTATATCCATCTCTACCTGTTACAGACTCGTGATGTAATCTTACCCATTCCATTACCGCTTGTGCTCCTGATGGAACAACTGGGTCATATAATGTTACTGTTACGTCTTGCCATCTAGATTTACCTTTAATTTTCCTTTCAACATTAATATGATCTAATATAATTTCTCCTTGATCAATTGAAGGTCTTGACGCGGCTTTAATAATATAAGAAGGAATTCCTTCAATATACATTATAAATCTGTTAGACGTTTTTGGTTCATACGCCGTATAAAATATCTCGGTTGGGTCAAGTAATTCTGCCATCTTTTTTACTCCTTAATTTATATATAAATATCTACTTTTTTACTTTTTATTCAGGAAAAGCAGCACCTGTTGGTAACACATTGAAATCAATTATAATAAATTCAGCCGTTTTAGCAGGTTGAAGGAATATTTGACCTCTCATTTCATTTCTATCTACTACATCTGGTGTATTATTTGTTTCATCCATTACTACTCGGAATGCATACAATCCTTGTCTTTGTTGTACTGATTCAAAATATGGATTAACAATACTTAAGAATCTATTTCTAGTTGCTGTTGTATTATTTTCAAATACTAAGAATCTAGTAGTTGATGCAATAAATTTCTTAGCTGCTATTAATAGTCTTCTTACGTTTACTCTATCTAATGCAGATGCCTTTTTCTGTAATGTCTTTTGTCCAAATACTACTACTCCACTATTCGGGAAAGTTGCAATTGGATTAACATTTGAATCATATAATGTATCTCTATTACCATGAGTTAATTTTCTTTCTGTTTGAACTGCAATATCAATTCCACCTCTATTAAGACCGGCAGGTGCAAACCATGGAGCAGCTACTCTATCATTAAAGGCATAAACACTTGGTATTAATGTCGATGCCGGAACCCATGTATTTCTTCCTAGATCTGCATCTGGAATTTTTATCCATGGCCAATACATTGCAGCATAATTTGAATCTCTTGATTCAGCTTGAGTAGTTATTGATGATAAAGCAGTTCCATATCCAGCTGGATCAACTATTAAGAAACAATCTCCTCTATCTTCTACCATACTTAATGCTTCTGATAATACAGTTGCATGAGCTGAAAATCCATTTAATAATCCTGGCATTGTTAATATATTAATATCATATTCATCTTGATTCTTTAATAATCTAATTGCATCAATATAAGCATCTTTACCATCTGTAGCATTATTCAAATTAAATCCTTGAGAATTGGTATCTGTAATATTTTCATAATATTGTTTTGGATGAACTTTATTTCCATCTGATCCTCCACTAAATGAACCAGATCCTGCTGCTGGTAATGAAGAAGATAATTCATTTGATCTTATATTTCCATTTTCATCTAAATAATTCAATGTCAATGCTTGCGTCTTAACTCTTACAAAGTTAGATCGATTTGCATATGAACCTGTCAATTGAAGGAATGGATCAGCTAAAGCTGAATCTCTTAATGTATTTTTCTGATCACCAATTACTCTAGATAAGAAGTTTGGTGTATTAGGATCTAATGTTACATTATTATATTGTTCTAATATTGTTTTTCTATTATTAGTATCATCACCTCTTCTTAATAATAATGTAAATGTACCTTTTGCTTGATTAACATTTGATACTTCCCATCTTACATTATTTCTTGAACCTGATCTTAATAAACCATTTGTCGTCATAGGTCCTTGACTATTTTGATCATCACCATCATGTAATGTTTCTAATACAAATGATTGAACTGGAGTTGTACTACTATCAGTTCCTCCAGCAAATGTAGTTGCTCCTTCTTGGAAGGTTACATCAGTAACTATACTTGGCCCTGAACCTGTTTCTGCTGTTATTGCATTACCTGCTGTTCCTGCTGCTGAAGCAGATATATAAATAGCCATACCAACATTTCC